AAATCCAGGAAGTAATGCCAAGCCAACTGGGCCTAATCCTTTAGCCGCTTCTGTTCCAATAACAACTGAATTTCCAGTAGCTACTTTAAGATTAGCTGCATTTTCTGCGTCAGCAGCACGATTTGTTGCTTGAGCTTTTGCTATAATAGCTCCAATAATTTTTGGAGTAGCAGAAAGCAAAGTTGTAACAAATCCTCTTAATGCTCTGTCTCCAATATTTAATGAAGCAGCAATTCCTGCACCAAGTGAACTGAATGCATCAATAATAAGAGTAAGATTTTCATTTACTTTGTTACCATTTAATAAATCTAATTCTTGTCTTAACTGAGCTATTTTTAGGGTGTATTCGTCAATTTTTCCTGTATCTGTTTGTAATCTTTTTAGAAATTCAAATAAGGCTATTTGTTCTTCTAAAAACTCAATCCTTCCTTTTGGTACAACATCAGCAGTTTCTGCTTCTGGTTTAATTTCAGCAGGAGCAGGGGTTTCATCTGCAATAGCTCTTAATAATTCGTTAATTCTTATTAATCTATCTTCATTTTCATTCCAAGCTTTGTCATAGAATTCAACCTTTTCTTTTGATTTATCTATTTTATCTTTATTCTGATCTATTAACCCTCCTGCTTTTTGTATTTGCTCAGGTATTTTTGATTCAATAGACAATGTTTCTAATGCTATTTTTCTTCTTTCCTCAGCACTATCAGTAGTTTGTTTTATTAAATCATTTAATTCAGATTCAAGTCTATTAGCTTCAATATTAGTAGCTGTAAATTGACCAGCAACTTTTAAACCACTCGTTTGTTCACCAATTCTTGCTTTTTCTAACTGAGCTCTTTTATCTAAAATTTCTAATGCTCTTTGTTCTTCTTGAAGTAATAAAGCTAAAGTTTGTTTCTCATTTTCTGTAATTTGCTGACTAAATGCTTTTGCTTTTGCATTAGCTACAATACTTTTAGTTAATTTATCATAAGCTCCACCAACATTACCTAAAAGTATTTGCTCATCAGATAATCCTTTAAAATACTCAGGAAACTGGTTTCTTAATTCTTTTACTGCAAGTATTCTTTTTTCTAAAGGAAGATTAGCGTTTTCAGCCTGAAGTTTTAATAACTTTAATGATTGAATTTCACCTTGAGCAGATTGAGCCCCTTCTAATTGAGCTTTAGTTACTTTATCAAGTGAATTTTTAAAATCGTCTAACTCTTTAGCTAAATCCTTAGTTTCTTCAGCAGAATCAAATGCACCTAATTGATAAGCTGTAAAAGCAGCAGTAGCTGCTGATATCCCTAAAACAAGTAAGTTTGAACCTGTAAATAAGCTCTTGAAAAATGCAGATAATGCTGTTCCTGTGCTACCAGTAGTAATTCTTAATGCACTAAATTGCTCGGCAAGTTGCTGAATGTTGTTACCTACACCAATAATACCAAAAGGTGCATCTTGAATTACACGGTTAAATGCAATTGCCGAACCATTGGCTGCTCCTGCTGATACTCTAAAATTATCAAAAGATTTAGTTGTATTTACAGCAACTGTTTTACCTAAAGAATTGATTCGTGCAAGTTCAGCACTAGTTTGTTCTAATTGAGCATTTAGCTTGGCTACTTGTTGTTCGTTTGTTGCTTGTTGTAATGAAACTTTTAATTGCTTTACCTGAGCATTTAGCTGACCAATAAGCCCAATTTCTTCTTTAACTTTAACATTTCTTTGTTCAAATACTTTACCTAAAGCATTTAATCTAGCTAATTCTTTTTGGGTCTCTTGAAGTTTTGCATTGTATTTAGCAATCTCAGCTTCACTAGTGGCCTTGGTAATAAGAGTTTTGTATTTGGATAACTCGGCATTTAATTTTTGAATAATGCCTACTTGATCGGACTTTTTTTTGTTCGTCTTATCTGTACTTGAAGACGCTGAGTCTTCAAACTCCTTCAAGGTCTTTTTTACCTTTGTCAGTGCCGACTGGATGTCCTTTATATCGGCCGTTAATTTTATCTGAAGCTCATTCATATTTCAAAAATACTAATTTTTAGCCATCTTATCTAAGAAGGCTTGTCTACGAGCTTGAATCATTTCTGCATTGAATTTTTTTCCAACCTTATCAGTAGGTAATGGAAAGTACTGCTGAATGCTTTTGTTAGCTTCTTTCTTTGGTATTGAAGTATAAACCTGATATGCCACGAGCCTATACTTTTCCCAATCTCTTGCTTGACTAACATGGTTACCACGAATGGTCAAGATAGTCTCAGCAAAAGTCATTTCATAAAAATTTCGAGGAAGTATGCGAAGTTCACCAAAACATTCTTGGCAAACATCAATCCATGTTAACTTTTTTTTTCCTCAAGAGAATCTTCTGCTGACTCTAATTCTTTCACAGCAGGTAAGTCAACTCCCATAGAAGTCCAAAAAGTTTGCCATACAGAATAGATATCTTCTTCACCAATTTCTGCAATCCACTCACCAACTTGTTCGACAGTTACAGATTCATCAAATCCAATAACATAGTCATTTCCAATAATACCTGCGTAAATCAGTGTCTTAACTAGAAGAAAGTGATTCTTCTCATTAAGCTTCATAATTCGATTTAGCAAATCCTCAGTCTCAAAATTAGCATTCTCACCCTTGTAGATAATCTTGGCTAGTTCAATAGCTGAAAAGTTGTTGAATCGCAAAGTTCGGTTCTTACCGCCTATGTTTAGTGTCATTATTCCTGTCATGCCACTAATTTAGTAATAAATGTAACAAGCAAAAAAAAAGCTCCTAAAAAAGGAGCCTTTTTACTAAACACAAACACGAAAACAGAAATTATGATGGAATAGCGTCATCAATTGGGCCAGACCCAGTGATTGTTACAGAATATGTCTGATATTCAGGAGCAGTTGCAGTTTCGTCAAACTGAGAAATAAATCCTTGTCCGTAACGAATGTAAGTAGAATCCAAAGATTCAATCTTAAACTTCTTAGTTGCTCTTGTGATGACAATATCAAAAATTCCTTCAGCAGAAATTTCGTTTACACCAGGAGTTTTATTCACATCACCCTCGAAGCTCATAGTCCAAGAGATGGTAGAAGGAAGGTTTCTTACAAAGTCACCTGTACAATCATTGTTGATTTCAGTAGAAGCTACGGAAACAGACAAAGACTTTGAGGATGTACATACCGCCAATTTCCATGCTGGAGTTGAAGTAGCTGAGGTATCGATGTAAACCCCAAGGCTTTTACTAAATATTTCGTTTGCCATAGTAATTTTATTTTATTATTTCAAAGGTATAAGATTTTTTTTTATTATCAAAGAGGTACAACTATGTGAGAATATGTCCTAACATTTCTGTAAATCCAATACTCACTTGTTCTTAATTGAACACCATCGGAAGTAGCAAGGTTCGTATTGCCAATTTTCCAACCGTAAGCCGTAATATTAATATCTACTTTATTAGTTGGATTTATAATTGCCTCAATATCTTCTGCAATGTCAAATGCCTGATCCATTCCAGTTGGCCTTGTAAAGCCAGTTACAATGTCTAAGGTCACATCAGCGTTAAACTTCTTGCAACTTGTGTTTGCAATTTCAGAAGTAGTAATGCTAGAGATAATCACATAAGGATATGGTGCCATCTCAGGAATTGAGAATGCATCATATATTGGAACACCTATTTCTGGATATAGTGCTTGAAAATAACCAGCTTTTAATGCTTTTGATAAATCCATAGTCAAAGATAAGGTTTTTTAACGATTTGTAAATCCAAACCTAGAACCCTGCTGCTTAAACGACAATCTACATCTGCAATTAATCGTGTTAGTCATAGAAGCTCCTTGGGTTGAATCCCCAGGATATGACAACTGCTGACCATTTATAATAAAGTTATCTTTGATGGGAATAAAGAACTTAGGGTCTGTAAATAGGTGGGCATCTCTAGTTCTATCGTCACGAATTGCCTTCCATGCTTTTTGCCAATTTAACCCTGAGCTTTCTAGTGCAAGAAGTTGTGCTTTGCTCATTGCATTGGTAACCTCTGTTCTTGCAATCGTGTTAGATCGTAGCACAAGGTCTGTCTGTCTAATTAAGTCAGCTATCTGCTCGTTGCTTAGTCCATCAGCTCTGCTCTTACCAATTAACTCGTTTACTCGCTTAACTCCTGTGGATAGTACTTCTGCAATTCTAAAACCAATGTATGTGCTAAGAAAGCCATCCATAAGCCTTCTCCAAAAGGATGTCATCTCGTTTACATCCTGTGGTGCAAGAGTACTTGCTACCTCATCAAAAATGTCTTTTGTCTGTATTTCTTGGTTGGTGATTGGCTTGACAAACTCATTCCAAGTTAATGTGCCCTCATCCTCCATTATAAGCTGATACATGGCTTGATATACCATAGCTATACCTTGACTACTCACAGAGCCGATGTCTTGTCCTGACTCAAATAAACGAGCCATTTCATCGTACTGCTCATCCAATGCTCGATTGATTAGCCTAGCAAATCGTTTCTCAAAATAAGAATGTCTTGAAAGATATATTTTGTCCGTGTAGTTCATTTAGAACGCTCATATATTTCTACTCCTCCCCAGATAACTAAGAAGCAGAAAGATACGGATAAAAGATAAGCAAAGGGCTTGTTGCACCATAGGGCAAACTCTAGGATGCCTGAGCAAATTGAAAGGCACAGAAATGACAAAGCAAAAATCTGTGCCCAATCCTTTAATTGTTTCATTGTGTTTGTAGAAGTTTCTTAATATTAGCTAAAGTTTTCTCAAACTCCAACCTTGCGTTTCGGTATAGATAGCTATTAGCAGGTATTGGGAATTTAGCTGGTTCTCTTCCTCTAAAATCATCAGCGTATTCCACTAATCCATATTCAGTTAAAAATGCCTGATCAACTCCTGCTCCTGTACCAAACTCAACATAAGGAGCATAGTTTACTCCTTTAATTCCACCTGCTAAAACTGACCAGGTTAATCCGTTATTGGATACTTCAGTTCTAATAGTTGATTGTAAATCTCCTGTTTTAACAGGTACTTTATTTACGGCAGCAATTTTAGTTCTATCTGCCCAAGATTTAATTTCTAAAAGAATACCTACCTGTACATCTTCAGAGTACTGTTCAATATTCTTAATTAAAGTATCAATACCATTAACCTTAACTTGGACTCCCATTTCTATTAGTTGTTTCCATTGCAGAGAATGCCTTGATAGTAATGTATCTTCTCAATGGGTCAACCTTTGGTGCAAGAGAAGTAAAGTAATAGCCTCTCCACTCAATCTGATCTCCATTCTGAATGACAACAGAAGGATTGTATCGAATAACAACCTCAATCAAAGTACCTAATTCCTGCTTCTGTACAATAGTATCTACGCTAGGTGTAATTTCTCTTACACTAGCACCCTTTGGCTCATAGTAAGTAGATACGGTATTAATCAAATTCCCAGTAACAGGATTTTGAGTCTCAACAGACCTTTTAAATACCACTTTTTCACGCATCATGGGAATACTATTCTTCTATATGGGTTCACTAATAACTTAACCTCACTCAACAAATCAGGCTTAGAATTAGCCTCTCTGTATTCGTAGTAATGGTAGGCTTGACGATAGATTGCTTGCTTAATTGCATCGTTAACCAAACTTGCATTGGTAACATAGCTGATATCAATATCTTTTCCACCTTCTTTTAGCAAATCACCAAATAAGTTATAACCTGCTGTTGTAATTGAAGTAATAGGGCCATAAGGCAACTTATAGTTCTTAGGCAAGTGCAAAGCAATCAAATTGATTGTCCGTACACCCAAAGACTTCTGCATATACTGCTCAATGTTTTGTCTAGCTGACTTTAGAAACAATAGAATCAAGTTGTCATCAGTATCAAAGTCAATTCTAGCGTAGTCCTTAAAGTCCTCTACATTGTAAGGCTCGACATAGCTTGCCTCACTTGTGAACCTTATCTGGAGTCCTGTTGCACCTAAGTATTCATATACTGGCAGTATATCGCCAAGCATATCTTCGTTGTATTCATATCCTGCCATGACTCAAAGATAATAAAAAAGCCTTGGAAAATATCCAAGGCTCTTATTCTAAACTATTGACTTCTAATTAGGAAGCCAAAGTTACCTTAATGAACGCATTGTCATAGAACACAGGAAGTGCAACTCTCTCCTCAACACGAACCAAGATTACGTTCTTCTCAGCATCGTCAGAGTTCTGATCGAAGAATCTGATACGAGGAGCCTGACGAGTCAACAACTGAGCTTGATTCCAATCACCAACGATACCAGTTCCTTGAGAAAGGTAAGAGTTAGAGAATACAGGGATACCAACTACATTAAGTTGTCCAGTCAAAGGATTAACAGTCACAACACCTGGGAAGTCATACTCACCAGAACCAGAAGCCTTACCCAACAAGATGTTTACATAATCTTGGTTAGACAATACGATTCCAGTTGGAGTGTGAAGGTTGTTCTTCAATTGACGAAGAGCAGCATCAATCAAGATTTCAATGCTTACAGTCTTAGAACCATTGTAGTTCTCAGAGTTAGCAGCATCAAGAAGCAAACCTTGGATGAAGGTATCTTCCTTCTTCAACAATTCTGCACGACCTTTATTCTGCAAGAATGAAGTCATCCAAGCCAAATCTTCGATCATAGATACAGGAACACCTTTGATAAGACCTGCAATCCACTCAGCATCTGCTTGGTAAGTAGTGAACTTAGGCTCAATTTCAGGCTTAGCTACGTTAGCTCCACCTTGACCACTTCCGTATGCCCAAGTGTTAGCTCCACCAGTAGTAGCAGTTTCTTTAGGATACTTAACGAATTCACCAGACATTGTTCCACCAGGAAGTACATTTCTGTAGTGGAATGACTCGTAAGGCAACAAGATTGGATCTCTGAAGTCAGTTACGAAAGGCTCATAACCAGTGAAGTCAGAATAGTTGAAATCCTTCATGGTCAATTCCATACCCTTACCAGACTTCACATTCTTAACCATCTCAGCGTGGTTAGACTTCAAAGTCTCATGCAAAGACCAACCGAAGTTCTTACGCTCAACTTTAGGAGCAGATTTCTCGGTGATGTCAGCAAGAGCCTTGTCCATTTCCTTCTGGATGTCAGCGTGCTTAGACTGCATATCAGCAGTAAGCTTGTCCATTGCGTCTTTAACTTTTGCGTCAAATCCGACAACATCTTTTTCTCTTTCAGTAGAGAAGTTTTTCTTCAGGGTTTGTAGCTCTTCGGCTAGAAAATCCTGAACCTCTTTAATTTGCAATTCTGCCATGATTTCTAAATGTAGATTTAAGTGATTCAATTAATTTATTACTATCCAAATCGGCTTTAACCTGCTCCAAAGTGATTTCTTTCGGCTTTAGAATTTCGTAAAGTGATTTAAGTCTTTCTTCTAGTTTGACAAGTGTCTCGTCAGTTGCGTCAGAAGTCCTTACAAACTTCTCTAGTCTGTCAAGGTATTCAAACGCATCTGATTCAGATTTCAAGTCAATGAATGTGGTCTCAGGATTCGCTCCCAAGAATTGTACTGCTGATCCTTCATACATGATAACTTCCTTGATAACATTAGCTTTCTTAGTGCCATCAAAGTACTGCTTGTCTTTAGGTACAGAGAATCCAAAGCTATGCTGGTTAATAAGTCCTGACTCTACCATCTTCATAAAGTCAACACCCAAGCTATGAGTACCAATCTTAGCCTCATATCTCAAACCCTTCATATCCTCCTCTAGGTTGGTAATAAGAGCAACAGACTTTTTAGAGTCATGATCTAGCAAATACTTAATTAGCTTCTTACCATTAGGCCCACGCTCTTGGATAGTCTTAGCGAATGCTCCTCTTTCGATGACATCACCATCCAAGTCCTTGTTCCCAAACATTGCAAAATAACCTGAAACAACACCTTGCTTCATGTCGGCATCTTGAAAGCCTTGATTTATTCCTTTAGTTAGCATACAACAAAGATTGAAAAAAACTATCAAACATACAAACTCATAGAAGATGACTAATATTTCTTCTAGTATCTTGACCACTCTCAAAACGATAATAATGAAACAAGTATATACCTTTAGCGATACCAATCCTTAGCCTATGTCTCATTATCTGTTTACAGAAATGGTAGTCAAAGAAATGTCCATTAATCTGAATGCCTCCTTCAGGAAATCCTCCGACAAGTTCCCAAGTCTTCTTGCTAAACAGCATAAACAGGCCACCAATAACCTGATTAAAAAACATGACATTACTTCCATGCTCGTTGTATAAGTCAACGGCAATCTTTCTGTGATTCATAATGTCAGAGTCATCTGATTTTTGTCCTCCTACAAGCTGATAGTGCAACCCTAGTCGATTTGTCATGCATCCAACCAAGTCAAAGTCCCCTCTCTGTGCTATCTCCTCGCACTGCTGATATATCTTCTCGTGATACATCGGTAGCGTATCAATGTCTCGCAGACAAATCCAATCATCGTCAGGCAAACCACGAATCAAATCATTTATCGCCTTTCCAATGTTCTTGTCTGACCTGCCAGGAGTAATATGGTGTACCTGAACACTCTTCTTAACCTCTACCTTTCCTTTGTGCTTATTTATCGTAACAAAGGTTGCCATAACATTATGTGGCTTGATATTCTCAGGACTTACATTTCTCCAATTAATTACATACGGAAAAGCCAACTCATCTCTGCTTGTGTAGTTCTGAACTATGTGCCAAACACCATCCATCAAGATATTCTGCAATGCGTCTCGATTTGACCTCACAAAGAAGTTAGTCTCTAGCAATCCTGCCTTGTCCTTATACCTACTCTCCAAGTAATACCTAAACTGCCTCTTTACCTGATCCTCGTTTACCTTCCCTTCGTTCACCAACTCCTTGGCTCTATTGTACACATCTACATGGGCACGAGTCTTAAACCATATCGGAAAACTAGGTGGCTCATGCACAAACGAAATATTCGCATCGGCATAGCAAACCAAATCGTATTCACTGAGATACAAATGTGATAGAAGTTTGTACTTTCTAGCCTCCTTCTGTCTATCTGTAATGCCATCCACCACTCTTATCTGCCATCCATCAACCGTTAACTCTGCATTATCGGTAAATAACACAAAGTCCCACCCCTCAAACTTAGGGGCAGGACTGACATCATCATAGTCTCCGAACAAGACCGAATAAATTACTTTCATCTTAAATATCTCCAAGTTCTCTCCT